AAAAACCATTGTAATTCTAGGTTCATTTCCAACATTCAGAGTACCATGGGGTACTTTATTATTAAACCAAAAGAATGTTCCAGGTTTGATAATAACTTCTTGGTCTCCAACTTTGTATTTGTATTCTCCTTGTATTGATAAATGGTATCGGTCTCTTGTAAGATAGTAACTACCTTCATCAATATGTGTTCCGACACTATTACCAATCGCAAGTTTAAGAAAAGCGAGGCGATGAAAATTTGCGCATCCATTCTTGCGGAGCCAACGACGAGTCTCCGTATATTTTTTATAGATTGGTGTCTTAACTGACAACTCACTATCTTTTGGATGCTCACCAGCTTCTTTTACTGCTCCAATTACTAACTGAAGTACTGACACTTGTAGTTCATGATTCTGGTCAGCATTCTCCAGTTTCTTTTGCATATCCCAGTCGCTAGGATACTTGTTAATCTCTGCAAGTATCTTGCTAACATCAATATTGCTTCTAACTAATCTAATATTTTTAACCAAAGAAACTCTCCAGTGATGCTTTCTCTTCAACACCCCAACCTAAAGATTGAATAATAATTTGTATTGCATCGAGAAATACTTTTTCAAATTGAAGGTCATAGTTTACATATCTATGTAGATCCAACTCTTTTGGCAACTCATTAGTAAAAGAGATAATGTTTTCTTGAATGATATTCGGCACTTTTAAATAAACAAATTTAATCTTTTCACCTTCTCGAATAAGAGGATACTTACCTTCAAGATTATTCTTCTTGAGATAGTGATTGTAAAGTAAAGCACCTCTTACATGCATCGGAGTACCACTACCATAGATATTTGATGAAGAAGTATATTGTTGAAGATTATTAACAGAACGAGGAAATGCAATCTGTTCAACTGGCAATTGATTAAACTCTTTACGGAAGTTAATAATAAATTTATGCAAAGCAGACTGGTCGCCCTCAAGAATAACATTAATTGATTCTTTCAACTTGTTACGGATGATCTGTGGTGTTGACGACTTTACCATCTCAAGACCCATAACTTTTAACTTTGGTGTTGCATACTGAACACCCTCAGAGTTATGAACATTAAGTATATATCGTTTCTTTGCAGTCCACAATCCCTTATCGGCTAGAACTTCTCGCTTCATCTGCATCTTTTGATCATATGCGTTCATATACTCAGCGAGTTCACTATAACCTTTGTCGATGAATGGTTGGAATACATCTTCACAGATCTTATCCATGAAAGCAATCTTTTGATTAGTATCTTTACCAACACAGGTCTGCTCAACGAGATCTTCAAAGGTAAGATAGATTGAATCAGTATCAATAGCAATGACATAATCTTTGTCAGTAGTTTTTAATGTCTTGTTCATGAAGATGTTTAACTTATTCGCCATCCAACGAATAGACAGCTGACCAGATGTTGTGATACCCTCAGCCATACGGACATCAAAGTAACGGAAATATTGATTACCCAAAGCACCATAAGCAGAGTTCAATGCAATCTTCATAGCCATCTGCAAATTATTCAGTCGACTAATCTCTTTGCGTAGGTCATTGTTCTTCTTATCATGTTCATATTCTTGTTGTGCCTTTAACATCTGCTTCTTAAAACGTGAACGATTATTATACATCTCCCCCATAACTGCAGGTAGGAATCCTTGTTTCTCTTTAGTATATGAGATGCCATTGGCAGTCAGCGTAATGTTCTCTTCCTTCAACATTGTAGTATTAATCTCTTTGTTTAGCAACTGGTCAACAGTGACATTCATCTTACCAGGAAGCAATGTTTCGGGAGAGATATTATATTGCATAATTAGGTGAGGATACAGACTGTTCAAGTCAAAGGAAGCAACCCACTTATGCATACCAACGATGGGGTCTTTAACAAACGCACCTTCAAACTGAGAGTCTTTTCGACTGGAGTTATTCTGCGGTATGACAATACCTTTGTCACGTAAGTGATTATAGATAATGGCATCCCACATACGTACCTGTGAGAACACATCTTCATAATTGATCTTAGCATTATACGCCATGGTAATTTGCAATTCAATCAACTTCATCTTGTCTTCGAGTCTATCTACCAATCCCACGTCTTGTATATTATACTCAACGAACTCTTTCCAATAATCAGTGTAGAATTCTTTGAACGAGTTACCTGGATTTTCTTTCTTGCGTTCATTAAGTTCAACAAATGCAATGTGATCTAAGCGATATGATTCTTGAGCAGAGTAGGTGTACTTCTTATAGAGGTCAAGGTAATCTAGAACAGCGACACCATGAATGTCATAAGCAGTCTCTTCATTACCACGAATGGTAATAGTACGCTCACGAATACTTTCCCATGGTGATAGTTTCTTACTGTAGGTATCGCCTAGAGTTGAATCAATACGACGGATAAGATATGGAATATCAAACAGATTACAGTTCCAACCAGTAACAATATCTGGTGTGTTCAATGACCAATAGTTGATAAACTCTCGAAGCAAATCAAGTTCGTTTGTGCAATAACGATATTGAACATTCTTATCAGTATTAGCATAGGGTTTACTACCAAAGGTAATCACTCTCTTTGTCGCATTGTCTTGCAACGTAATAAGAAGGATCTCTTCATTGGCAGTTTTCATATTGGGGAACCCAGACTCGGTACTGGTCTCGATATCGATAGTCCAGATACGAATCTTTTCAATATCAAACTTCAATTCACCTTTGAAGTTATCAGAAATATATTGAGAAACAAAATTATTATTTCCATAAATCTCGAAACCTTCTACGTCTTTATAACGATCGATGTATTCTTTAGTATCACGCATAGATCCAGGATGTAATGATGCTACGTAATTACCCTGAAGCGTTTTGTAATCTGTTGGGGTCTTTGAAGGAACGAAGATTGTAGGTTGAAAATCTTCTTTGCGTTTGTACTGGTTTCCTTTAACATCATAACCACGAACCAGCATTTTACTACCATATTGATAGATGTTTGTATACATTATTTTCCATAGATCAGCATCATTATATCAAGCGCACAGTCATGTACGGGATGATGTTTAATGACGTTGTGTGATTTAAAAGTTGGGTGGATGATATCACAGTAACCATTCTTTCCTGTATCTTTTAACAGGTCAATGGCAGTACGCATATCTCTCCAGTTATTATAAGGGAAAATTAGTTCTTGGTCAAGTTGCCTTGTCAAAGAATCTATACACATTTGATCAAGAGAACCACGTGCCCAAATTGTTTGATCTTTCTCTGGAAACTGAGAAGCATATTCACGCAGAGAGCGCACTGCTTCTAGTGGAGATATATCTAAGGGTAATGGCTTTAGACTTACGTTACGAACATGCTCATGTTGTTTACCCCACCAATCAATGGTGTCTTTTTGCGCCACACGTTTTAGTTCTTTGATTTGTTGCTGAACATTTATCTTGACAAATAGTGAATTCTCGAGTAGTTCTTCATAAGTGTAATCTTTACCAATCTCAAAATGAATGAGAGCAGCAGAAAGAATCACACTAGTAGATTCTACTCCAAGAGTTTCGATATCAAACATAAACATAATGAATATTCCTTAGGTATATTTTATTATACCTTAAAGTAGGAAAAAAGTAAAGGATTAGTTTGGTACTATGTTTGCAAGTACAATACCAGACCCAAAGAGTCTACTGTATTCATTTTCAAGTTGGCGATCTGGATCACCTTCTGATGCAATTGCATTTATTCTGAGATTAATTCTTGCAGAAGCATATGGCATGTACGGAGCAAGTCCAACACCAACACTCCCATTCTTTTCTTGTATGGCGATGGTTGCTGCATTTTCAACCACATGATGACCTGATCCATGTTCTGTGGTAATGATATGAGCAATGAGTACTTCACCATTGATCATTTTAAATATTTTTACTGTCATGATTATCCTGTTCAACTAATGCATCAATAAAATTAGATGCGTCTATAAAAGTAGTAAAGTATTTAATAATAGCATCTCCATTATATACATGTTGTGCAACAATAAGAACAAACTTATTACCACACACAGATACTTTGAAACGCCACTCTCCCCTCCTAACGGCAGTGAAGGTAGTCATGTTTGGAAAGTATCTTGCTTTATTGTTCATACGTTTATTTATGAACAATAGAAAGTCCGAAGACTTTCTATTTTACCACATTTTGAATATTAGTTCTTTTTACGAGACCTATATTTCTCAATTCCAACAAATATGCTATAGCATATATCTTTACAATATTTAAAAAAGTTATTCATCTGCATCTTCCTTTAGTAACTGTTTACCAGTTCTAGAGTTTACCTTAACTTTCTTTGGCTTTTTTTCGTCTGGAATCATACGCTCCAAAGCAATTTTAAGCATTCCATTAAAGTACTCTGCATCTTTAACTTCAATGTGGTCATCAATAGCAAAGGCTCGAGTAAATGCTCGAGTAGCTATTCCTTTAAACAAGAAATTGTCTTCCAATGCATCGGTCGCACTATCCACATTACCCTTTACAATTAATTTGCCACCATCAATGGTAATGTCAATTTCTGACTCACCAAATCCAGCGACAGCAATTTCAATCGTGTAATGATTTTCATCATTCTTACGAATGTTATATGGTGGGTAGTTGGGGATGTTTTTGGTTAGATCATCATGTAGTTTCTGCAGATGTTGCGCAGAGTCTTCAAAACCAACAAAAAATTTATCAAAGTCTTTGAAACCTTGACCGAACAATGCAATATTTGGAAATGTGTTTCCCATGGTTTTCTCCTATTAAGCGAGGTTATAAAATACTCTACCTCAATTGAGCATAGAGTTTGCTGGTTACGATTCCAGCGATACCGTACGTCGTATCCGCTTTATACGCTTCGTTACTTAGCGGTCCTAAGGTGAAGCCAATAAAACTATTTAGTTAATTTCTGCTGGGTTTACGGTATTAGTCCCAGCATTTGCTGCTGCTTCTGCTGCTTGAATCTGAGCAGAACCCTGTTGCTGAATCTTTTGAACTAACATAAAGATAGTATCAAAAGGATGCTTGCCAAGCGATGCTAAAATAGCATTTACTTCGTCAAGTGTCAATTCAAGGGTAATAGTGGGTTGTTGTACAGTCTCAGTCATAATATCTCCAAAGTTAATGATTACTAATTTTTCTGCCTATATTATATTTAGGCACTAATTCCCACTCTTCCTTTTCTTTATGGCTAACCACTTTGATCTGGGAGAGTGATGCTTTTGGTTCAACTTTAGATGAATCTAACATCTTCAGTAGTCCCCAATCTTGTAACAAACCAGAGATTGTATTTCTACGTTCTATATCTCCAGCTGTAATATTCGATTCTTTACCATCTAAGGCAAAGAGTTCTTTAAAATGCACTATGTAATATCTACCTTGCTTATGTAATATATGGCAAGATTGATATAGTTTCTTATCTTTTCTAGACGCAATTCCAATACGAGTAAGGGTTTCTCGAATCTTCAAAAAGTTATCTGGCTCAGGCAAAATCACTTCAAGCATGGACTCTGGCTTCCAATCATAATAGATCATTTCAACTGTCATTTTCTACCACCTATATATTGTTTTTCTTCAATAGTTTTCAATTGTTCTGGAGTTAAAATTCCAAGAACTTGTCTCGCTTTTTCACTGGAGTAGCCGTAGCAATCCATGACCAGTCTAAGATTATTTTCCTCTTCACGCTTAAACCACTTGGAAAATCGTTTCTTTTTTTGCGTTGGTATACTATTTAGTAAAAACTGAAATTGCCATTTGTTGGAAATATGAGTTCTTTGATTCATTTCATTCGCATACATAACTGTATCGGGGAAATATGACAGTCCCCTATTTACCATATATGCAGAGTACTCTTTCTCGTTACTAGGATCCTCCTTGATTAGATCTTTCTTGGTGTCATTTATCGCAGTTAAAAAATCAAAGGGAGTCATTTGTAAATACCTCTCTTAGATTTTCATTAGTGGCAGCAAACAATGTATCTGGAAATCTTTCTCTGAGGTTACGCTCAACTATGATTCGAGTGTCACCCTGTGCCATAAATTCGTTGGTTTCCATATTGTAAATGTAGAATATACCTTTACTATGTTCTATTCTAATTTTAATAATATTTCTTGAAAAGTCGCCTGAAGAATGTATTAAATTATGTATCTTTCTTATAGCAATAACTTCCCTCAGTGTCCAACCAATTACTCCCCCAACAATCAGCGCAGCAACTAATGCAATAAAGTCATCCATAGTATTCTCACTTAAACTTACACTGCATCATAATCTCTGTCATCGCAGCCATAGTATTTAGTTCATGATTAGCCACAAACGCATCTTTGTATTGATAGTCGGCTAGAACAAGAACCATTGTAGGAATACTTGCTGGGTCTAAATAATCACTGGCTTTATCATACAGATGATCAAATAGAGAACTAGTTTCAATGTCAGAGTTCTGAGCAATCCACTGTCGTGTTTTCTTAAAGTCTTTGTCCTTTAGATAGTCAACCAAAGTTTTATAGGACTCATCAGACATATTGACAAGTAACCCAGCATCAATCTTTCCAGATACTGAGTAGCGTTGCAACTCATTTAGAATACGACGATAGTCAGGAAAGTGTTTGTTAATTAACTCAACCACTACCTTTGTATCATAATCAATACCTTCTGTCTTCAGAATTTGAGTAACACGTTTAAAGAAACCTGCAGCGATAGCTGGCTTCTCTGCGTTATCAATCTTAAAGTCAATCACAGCACATCGACTATGTAATGGCTCAATAATCTTGTTCTTAAAGTTACAAGTAAAGATAAACCGACAGTTGTTTGAAAACTCTTCAATGAATCCACGTAAGGCTGGTTGTACTGATGCAGCAGTCATATAGTCTGCCTCATCGAGGATAACTACCTTCTTAGCATCAGTCAACGAAACAGTTGACGCAAATCCCTTAATGGTTGTACGTAATGTGTCAATGGAACGACCTTCATCAGATCCATTAATAAACAAAACATCGGCACCAACTTCATTACATAACGCACGAGCCACTGTGGTCTTACCCACACCAGCTGTTCCTGAGAACAGAAAGGTAGGCAACTCACCTGTTGCAACATATTCTTTGAAAGTTTGTTTAAGTTTCTCAGGAAGAATACATTCATCAATCGTGGCTGGACGATACTTCTCAACCCACAAATATTGGTCACTCATAATATAATCCTATTCAAGAAAGCAAAATAATTTATTTAAAGAATTATCCACGTTTTTTTGTTCTCGTATGTCTCTAGAATGTTTCACTTGAATATCAAAACAAACACAGCAATATGAACGAACATCATTTAAATGTTTCCTATCTCTTTTTGGTTTTAGATAGAACGCACTAAGAGGTTTATTTTCGCGACAACATTTACACCATGAGACTGCTCTAGATTTTGTAGAATCTAAATTAGTAACCCACCTGTCTTCTGCTATCTCACGTGTGACTATTGCTAAATTTTCTTTTCGCAAATGCATAATATATCCCAAATAGTTTATTCAAATGTAGAGTCAGCCTTAACTGCGATAAAGTAAACATTATTACCATGTGTGAACCGAGATATCTTTTTACT